TCTGTGAAGTAAACTGTCTTTGAAAAATCTATGTCTTTTGCCATGCACTAGTATGTTACGGCATCGGCTCCGAATGATCAAGTGGTAATCTCATAAACCAGTTGTCCGCAATCCCAGACTCTGGTATAGCCGTTGGCTAACATGTTTGCAGCTTCGCTGAGACTCTCGTCAAATATCGGCAGTTTGTCTCTCAACAGATGTTTCTGCCATTGCTGCCTTGTTCCGGCATATTGTCCGTTACGCTGGATGTAATAATATCCGGGCGGCGTTATATGAGATTGAGTAAAGCCTATCTTCTCGTATAATCCGCCGTTGCTCCACCGCCGGTTGCAGTAGCTCACTATTTTGTCACCTGCGTTTGATGTTTGCTTTGCGAATCTTTTCAATAATCTGCTGGCTGCACCTGGCACTGATACTCCTAATGCACAGCAAAATCTCAGCAGTTCGTGTTGATATTTCTTATTATATCTGCTCTTACCAAAGCTCATAGCAGATAGGAGCTTGCCGTCTTTATCAAACAGTCCTAGTACCATGCTAGCAGGACACGCACCCTGCAGGTGGTTATCCTCAAAGAACTTCCATGCTGTTTGCTTATCCACGTTTGCCAGCCTGAGCTTTCTAGCTCCTATGCTCGCATTGAGACCCAGCGCATGGGCTATCTTATCAAGTATGATGTTGCGTTTGGCGAACACTTCCCAGTCAAAGAACTGCAGCAGATTTATACCGGCCTGTTCTGCTGCATTGGTTTTTGTTAGATGGTAATCTTGTAGCTTACCTTGCAGCTCGCTGTGATAATATGCGCCGTTGAGCTCTATACCTAGCTGAGCACTTGGTATCCATATGTCTATCTCAAATGGCGATATCACACGTCTATTGTTGCAGACAATATCAATACCCAGTTCTTCTAGATACTGCGCAATGTCTCGTTCCATGGCACTGCGGAAATGTTTTTTAATGTCTAAACCATAATGATGGAAGTACTTGCAGAGATTGCTGTGGCTCACTCCCAGTTCGTCGGCTATCTCACTTATGCTCTTGCCGGATTGGTTTTGTTCTGACAACCAATCTCTGTCATGTATCTTCTCATAAGCATAAGCAGAATAATGATTGAGCTTTCTCTTCTGGCCTGCTGCATCTGCTATCTCTGGCACCTGCATGGCATGTGTATAACCGTAACGTTCAATCATAGTAGCTGCTACTTTGGATTGAATGCTGTCTGCACCTAACGGGTTGGATTTACCATATCTAGCCATGTTGGTAGCTGCCTGCTTGGCTTTTATCTCAGGGCTGTGCATGGGATTATGTACTCCGTGGTTATCAAACGTGGTTTGTCTGATCTTCTCGCGTATGACAGCATCCTGTGCTGGATAATCCACACTAAATCTAGCTTGGTTAGCTGCGATCACGCTCTGCTTGAATTGATCTGTCTTGCTATAATGTGTGTTTCCATAACGTGTTAGGCTGGTTTGTTTGACTTTGTCCCTGTATGACTGTGTCTGGCTGTGATGGGGAACACCTCTGCGTGTGAGATTGGTTTCTCTGGCTTTGTCTTGGCTGTGTATTGCCGTGCATCTCTTGCTGCAATACGTTCTGTATTCTCGGCGATCTGGATGCCATGCTAATTGATTGCCGCACGCACAATTTGGTACTGGTTGATCATGCATCGCATGCCAGAGTACCTGTCTGGGATATTCTAGCTTTAATGCAGCACAGATATCTGCAAATTCTTGATTGTAGGGGCTGGATTCTAGATGATAGTGTTTGAGCTTATTCAGTGCCCACAATCTATCGCATTCGCCGAGTAGTGCCATGCTAAACCCTTTTGTTTAGTATTTAGCATGGCACAGTAAAAATCAAGCACTTATTCTTTGGTACTTGCTTTGGCAGCAGTTGCTGCTGCATCTGCAGCAGCCCTAGCCTGTTGGTTTTTCATGTCGTTTTCGGTCTGTCGTGTATAACTTGGTGTTGCGCCGTGCATGATCAAGATGTCATCGCGTATGTTTTGATTGCGTTTTTCTATGTTTAGCACGCGAGTGAAGCTATTGGTAATTGCGGCAGTATAGTAAGCAAATGGGTTTGGAGTCTCTGACCTGCTCTCATCAAACTGCAGTCCAATCTGGCTAAGCTGCAGCAGTGCTTGGCTCTTCATCTCGTCTATGTAGGTATTACCTGTGAGATAAACTTTGCCGTTCCTTCGTGCTACAAAGCAACTGTATTCAGTCTCTGGGCACCAAACCCGACCATTATACTGGGTGGTTGGCTCATTGGGATGATGTTCTTTGCCGCGACCTGATCCTGGACCGCGTGCATTTCTACCGTTTCTTTTACCTCCATGGAAATCAATGCATTCTACTCGTGTGGTATTTCCTCGTTCTGAGAACAAGTTCATCTGATAGAAAGTTGAAGGCTTACCGTATGACGGATGATCTACTACCAGATGATGGTTGGTCTTGATACCCGCAAGTGTGCACAGAACCTGCAGCATGTCTATGCCATCCTTGCTCTTTTGCACATAGCGCCTATGTCCATTTACTCGCCATCCGTCACCGTCAATCATCGTGTTGATCAGCAGTTCTCGCTGAGAATTGGTCAATGACAATATGAAATCCATGGTGAGATTCTTGTTTGGTAATAATTTCGCAATCACACGAGAATCTTCGCGGGACACAGCAAAGGTTATGTTCTTAGTTTTTGGTGTTGATTCGCTGAACTTGTATCCAAGCTTAATCAAACAGTTGCGTATGCGATCTGCTTTTGATCCAGAATTTTGGTAGATAGTGATGCGTTTGATACCGTTTTCGTTTGATTCGTAGCAGCCTTCTGTTACTATCCAACCTAGTAGCTCAACCAAGCTGTCTTCATATGACCCTGATCCATCTTCTACAGCATCTCCCATCAGTATTACCCTATCGGATTCTATGAGATGTTCAGCTTTGACCAGTCCTCGTTCGGTAACCAGCTTGTGGTTTGGTGTTATCAATGCATCCATGCCACGAACTGTTAGATAGTGCATGAGACCGTCATACTGACCGCGGTATATGCTCTTGATGCTGCTCCAGGTCAGTGAACCATCTGAGTATGACAGGATCGTGTCATCTTCGCAGATGTCATCTATGTTTAACCAACCTCTCTTGGTCAGTGCTTCTGTTGCGGTATCAACACAATACCCCCGCCAGTTGCCTCGATGTCCATAACGCTCAACCAATTTCATGAACATCATGGCCAGCTTGTTGGTCATCTTGCCGTGTGTTACATTAAAGTGTCCGTTTTCCAAACCGCCCTGCCAATGGCTCTTGCCCACACAGAGGAACTCACCGTCTCTGAATATGAAATGCTGGTATGGTGGAAAGTTGCACTTGAGATGACGCTCGGCTTCGGTTTTGGCTTTGTTGATCTTTTCTTCGTTGATCGGTATGTGATCAAACGTCATCAGTCTCACAACGATGTCTTCGATCTGCACGCTTTCTCGATCAATCGCTATCACAGGATTGCGTATACCAGCTGCCACTGCTGCTTTCTTAGCTGCTACAGCCATCTGATCTAGTTTGGTCTTGCGAGCATCTTCCAATCTCTCTTCTGTGACTTTGGCTAGATCATTGACAATGATATCATACCCAGAGTATCTGGTTTCTATAAATTCACAATATGTGTTCTTGCTGCGATGTATTTCTTCTAATAAGTCTTTGTTAGTAAGGTATTTGATCTTAGCTACTGCAGCCATAGTATTCACATCGCCTTGTTTATCTGTGCGACCTAAACGCACTGTTGCTAATTTGTACCAGATATGCCAGCTGTGTCAAATTGATAACACAGAAATCATTGGTGATTTTTACACCATAAATAGTTTGGAAACATCTGGGATATTTATGGTCGACGATTTTAGAGCCCCGCCTTCGTTCAGCAATGACAGTGACGCACAAGGTCGCCGAGTGCGCCTACGGCCTAAACCATTGGCAGCTGCGCAGGTATATGGTGGAAGCGGCTTACTACAGCCACTGCGTGCTACCAACGGTGTGGTATGGCCCTATCAGCCAACCATCTCTTGGGAACAGAGCGTGGATTACAGCAGCATAGACATGGTGCATGTAAACCAAGAGATCATGGCCTATACCAAGACTCCTGCAGCTAAATTCACGGTAAGCGGCAACTTCAGCGTGCAAAACAACCAAGAAGGTGTGTATGCATTAGCTGCTATACATTTCATGCGAACTACTACCAAGATGTATTTTGGTACTGGCGCTAATCTAGGTACTCCGCCTCCTGTGCTGTTGTTTGATGCATACGGACAGTATATGTTCAATCAATTGCCTGTTATCATCACTAATTTCAGCGTAAGCTTACCAGATGACATAGATTATGTGCCCGTGGATCTAGCGCTGGCACCAACATATAACAGTGCCCAGACCAAAACCAACATACCTGGTTACAGCAAGGTACAGATAACTCCGCAGTTGCTGAGCCAGCAGGTTGCCACAGATGCTGCTTTCATATCAAGCAGCATGTTCCGTACCAGCCTACAGGGCAAAAGTGGATATGTGTGGTTGCCAGCAGTATTCACGCTGAGCGTGAGTTTGACTGTGCAGAACACTGCTACCAGACTGCGTGCCTTCAATTTAGATGCTTTCAGGACAGGTGCGTTGATGAAAGAGGGTAGGTGGATATGACACAGGTAACCTACGGCCAGTACAGCACCTATTATCAGACCCCGCAGATCAGCAATTATGTGAGCTATCTGGACTTTTGGAAAGGTCAGTACATACTGCCTCAGAGCACTGATAGTCTTTATCTGATAGAACAGACTTACCAACACAGGCCAGATTTGGTCAGCTATCAGCTGTATGGTAACAGCCAGCTTTGGTGGGTGTTTGCACTGCGCAATCCAAACAGCATCAAAGATCCAATCTGGGATTTCGTTTCGGGACTGACCATCTATGTTCCGTCTAGGGACAGCCTGATCAAGGTGAGCTGATATGCCCAGTATCGGACGTTTTAACAACGCACCTAATCAACAGAGTACGCAAGCTTCTAACACACCTAACATATCCCCAGCTTCTCTAGCAGCATTCCATGCTGGTTACATTTCTGGAGCAGACGCAATAGCAGGCGTGGTTCCTGGTCCAGTGGCTCCAGTAAATCCAACTGTGCTTGATAATAATGCTCAGGTAACCAAACAGGTTCTTCGTCCTGCAGATGCCTTCACTAACAGAGACCGGCAATCTGATGAACGCAATCCAAATCTGCTGTATGGTTCTGGAGGTCCCACGGTACAGCCAGCCAATGGTGGCATAGATGCCCGACTGGCTACCTATGGTATCAGTTTCAATCCCGCACAGAATCCTTTGAACGCCTATGCCAA